ATTAGCACAGTTTATCAAAGCAGTCGCAGTTATTATAATTGAGACTATTCGTCATTTTGAGAAGAATGATGAGTATGCTAACGCACGTTATGTATATTTTGAGGAACTTATATATACTATCATTTGTGCATCAAGAACTTTGTTCATGACCGATCGTGGAAATAAATCTGGTAATGTACTGACTACTGAATTGAATTGCCTAGTCAATTTCTTGTACGGTTGGTATGTATTTATCAAAACAACTGGTGATACTAGTTTACAATCATATCTGAGATATGTCAGAGACAAGAACTTTGGTGATGATAAAGCTATGGGATTGACACAAGAAGCTGTAGACATGGGATTTAACTTCCATGCATATAAGAAAGTCATGGCAGAAATTGGACAAACAGTAACACCAGGGAATAAATCTGATGTTGAATTACCGTATTTTGAGGATATTTGTGAATTGCAGTTTCTTAAACGAAACTTTTATCAGTTATATCCTACTATCTGGATTGCTCCTCTTGATAAAACATCTATCGAGAGTGTATTTAATTACTCGTGTTTAACCGAAGAAGAGATTGAAGAGTGGCAAGCAACAATTAGAGAACAACTTATGGAAGCAATGTTACATGGGAAGAAATATTACTCAGCTTTTGTGAAAAAGTTGAGAGAGTGGGTTTCAACGTATAAATTTAAACATTATCATCCTGAATTACGAGAAGCTATTATGCCTATTCTTTTGAATAGATATGTAGATATGCTTCGATCGTATTTGCTTCGAATTGGTGTCTTGTCACCTAGTGATTTACAAAAAGAAAAGATATATTGTGAATCAATTTTTGAAAACGGAAGAACCCGTTTACGTTATTACACGAAAACAGATAGTTTTGAAAACGAGAATATTACAGAATCACTTGACAAATCGTTAATGTCAGTCATGGATAATGTAAAGAGATATATTCAACAGACAGGAGAAGCCCTTTATAACTTGGGGTTAAATTATGGAAATTATTCTCCTCAAGAGACCAATCCAGAAACCGACATCCAATTTGAGGGAGTCCAATCTGATATTGGCCCACCAGTTAAAGTTATGTGTGCAGATGGCCCAGTTTATGCTTATGATCTTGGTCAGTCGCATGGGTTACTGCCCAAACAGATCCCCAAAATTATGGATGCAGCAATGAGTTTACCCGATAATATTAAACATTTTCAATTGTTGGATCCAATCTACTTGAATGGAGTCCAACCACGTGTTGTTCTATCACCAACTCTACAACAAATTGCACCGAAAGCTGATGTTTTGATGAATATTTTCCAATATCATAGAGCTAAAATGTGTTTGCTCCGTATAGATTCGAGACCCCCATTAGGTTTCTCACAATTGATTAAAGTAGCAATTACGTCTACATCTGCTACTGATGACTCCGCATTTAACAGACAGGGAGTTACATATAATTTGGCTAAATGTCCAATTATGTATTTCCTAATTCCGTTTTGTGATCGTGACTTTGTTAAATCAAGAAATGAGAAGTGGTTTAAAGTTTTGATTGAACAGGTAACACCTCCAATTCTTCGAACTGATGTGCCAGAACCTTTCAGGTTTAGACCATCTTTTGAGGTATTGGAACTTGATTATTTTGTTCACAAGGATGTACAAGTTCAATTGCCAGCGAATGAGGGAATTTCACTAGATACAGTGAACGACACTGCCGCCGCAACTGCAACCACTAAGACCAATCCATTGCTAGGACCTGGTACCATCACTTCTGGATCGACAATTACAACACAAGGTTATATTTTAGCTTTGGATGGAGCTTTTGCAGCGGGTGTAGATGTAGCAATGTATGTTATACCTCCACAAACAACAGGAGTGTTGACCATAGGAAGTGTAGGTGGAGTACCCAATTCTTTGACATTTGTGTCTGCAGGTTTGTCATACCAACTGGCTTTAACATCCAGAGCTTTGAATCGTACTGCGCCAACAAATGCAAATGTTGTTGAATTGATTGTGTCGGGTGCAGTAGCTGCAGATGTTGATGGCATTATTGGGTATATTCCCAATACAGCACGACGCGCTCAAGCTCCTCCAAAACAAGAGAAACAACAAATTCACGTCTATGCGGCAGATATT